CCAACAAGCGCCCTTAAAACGTCTTTCCATCTCCTCTTTCTTTCACCAGTCGGCCCAGCTCCCCTCCTCCTCATTGTCGCTCTCCATATCGGGTGGCCCTTGGCTCCTCAGGGCAGACAGACCTCCACACACATAGACGTAGGACAAGAATTCCATCCCTGTCTTTATCCCAGCATGGAAGTTCTCCCGGAATCTCAGAGTCCTCCCCTGGACCTCTTCCTCAGCTCCTCCAGGCTGGTATCCAGTCACCTCGTCCGTGATCTGGAACGGCCCACCAACTCCTCGGAACCTCGGGGAGTTCGAGGTATCAGCAAGCTGTGCCTCGACCTTCTCCCAGATTGTCTTCTTTGTCGTTCTGTTAATTCTTCTTCGAAGTCCAACTGGCTCGAGACCAAAGGCCTCCACTACCGCCAGGATGGACCAAAGGAACACCAAGTTCTCCATGATCACGAGGGCATGGGTGATAGACCCTGAGACAACTCGGTGGACGTTGATCTCTACGCCGCCCACCGTCAGCTGCCTTACTAGATTGTCTCTCACCTCAATCACCTTCGCGACAGCGATGTCCGGCCTGTGCATGTCGTCAACCCCCACTCCACAGGTAGCAAAGGCTGAGAGACATTTGATAGGCGGCCTATTCCCCGGAGGGAGTGAGACAGGGATGGCCATTGTGGCCTCTCGAGAAGACACACCATTGCTGCTGCCTCTGATGATGTCACGGCAGTGCACGTAGCACTCGTAAGCAATCCGAGAGTACTCCGAAGGAGCATAGCACATCGGGACTGTCGACGGCAAGACACCAACAGGGCCCACGCAGACCACATAGGCCTCGTATGAGCAGTGGCTTTCCTTGAGAGTTACCAGGTAACAATGCCTGCAGTGGGGCCGGGCCACGGCCAGGAACCATCCCAGTGTGCTCGGAATGTCCGCGAAGACCTTCTCAATGAGAACTGAGTGGTTCGTCCCCTTCCGAGTCCAAATCCGCAGGACATTGAGCCACAGCTGTCTGGCCACCTTCTCTCTGTCCTCCCCCAGAGGGAGATCGGCATCATGCTTCACAAGGCCGTAGTGGGGGACCTCATCACATAGCAGGTTGACAATGAAGTCTCTAGTCAGATCACCCATCTCCATCATCTGATTGTCGAACCTAATCCTGGGGTGAGTTGACACAATGTCTTCTTCCACGTCCCTCCTGCGGGAAGCAAGGGGTGCCTGAATCCTGTCAGCGAGGGACGGGTTGAGGGAGTTCCAGATCACAACACTCTTGAGGAAGGTCTCAGCCAGCCAACGGCTATCACCACCATCCCCGTCAGCAAAGCACCCGATGTTGAAGGTAAGCTTCTCCCATCTCTTCGTCATTCCCAATGCCTGCAATATCCTGGCTGTCTTGATCCACGCCGATGTTGTCCATCCGAGGGGCCTTTGCAGGTGGGTGAAGTCAATACGGTTCGGGGGGACAGCCTCCACAACATCGTGTCCAAGAGGCTGCCCGAAGTCCAGAGAGGCCGTCGGCACCGTCCACATCCGCTCAAGGACCTCAGCCTCTCTTGGAAAGATCTTGCAGGAGATGAGGTTCGTGGTATCACGGGGGTCAACCCCCGTAGCACCATAGTCATCAAGCTCTTGCGGGACATCCAGCTGCCTCACCATCTGGTAACATTCTGAGAGGTCCAGGAAGCTGATCCTAACAAGGGTGTCTGAGGTGAGCCCTCCTTCTAGGAAGGAAGACAGTGTCGCTTTCATTCCATCGTTCTGAGCCGTTAAGTACCCCTCAACGTCGCCCCAGGTATATCCTGAACCGTCCAGCCACATCTCCATGATTGCCATGTGGTCTAACCCGATCCTGGACCGGAGCTTTGCGGCAGAGACTCCCCCATACCAGGTAGGCCCAATCTCAGCAACCATTTCGAAGTCGACAGTGTGATGGGTGTAGGCGAAGCCCTCTCTGATCTCTTCCACGGACCAGGTTGGACCGGTGGCGAGGAGGAGGATGGTTATGACCTCCTCACTGTGGTCTCCCCAAATGCCGAACTCCTCTATGTCGTCCAGAAGGTCCCGTAGAGGGAACCTGGTCACATAGAACAGGAGCCTCATCAGTCGCTTGTTCGTGATCTGGAGGTGGATGTTGGAGGACTTGGCATACTTACCAACACAGATGCTCCTGTTGGAGGCGGGGAGGACAGATAGGGAGTGGGTCGAGAGAACACGTCCGATGAAGGTGGATGCCTTCCCATACTCTCTGCAGGCGTTTGACCCTGCGGAGATTGGAAGGCCCGCAAAGATGCAGCACTCAGCTATCAGTGATTGAATCTTCGAGTGTCGGATGATTTGCTGGACACAGGTAGACCAAGGCAGCGACCTCCCGTCCTCGACCATGAAGGCTGCCAGGATCTCAGAGGTCTGCCAGGTGGACTTGACAGAGTAGACATGGTGCAGAATGGCTTCCCGGAGTGTCTCCATGAGCATCTTGCTTGGGATCTTCACCAACTCTGATCCTGTGATGTCGCGGTTCCTCTTCGCCTTTCCCTTGAGCATAACGACATCTTTCACTCTATCGGCGGTCGGCCTGATAAGCCTAAACCCTAGAGCCATCCTAGTGTGATGCACAAGAGTCGATGCGAAAAACTCAGAGGCTACCACAGAACAAGCAACTTCAGCACCGGGAGCGCCATAGTCGTTCACGCTTCTAATATCACTCTCTCTCTCCTCACTGTCCATGGCGCTCTTGATGAGGTCGTTGGCGTGCTCAGCCATAGAAATGAGGTTCTCAGGGAGCTCCGAGTCATTGTTGAGGATGTCGTTGTCGAACATGTACATGTTCTTCTCCTTGATCGGAACAAAACACTCGTCACAGTCCGGGATGGTCGACCTGAAAGACCCAACATTCATTGTGGGGTTGGGGAGAAACCAGTTGAAGTGCAGGAGCACGGATGTGTGGCAGAACAGATGGAGGAAATTGATTCGGAAGTTCTCCCCTGTGACCCTCAGCTCACGGAACGTGTTGACCTGGCTCCTGATGTGGGACATTAGGTTCTTCGTCATGTTCGGGATGATCCCGACACGGAATCCTCTCGCAGGTAGATGGTGAGTCCTGGTCCCACTCTTCCGGCAGTTGATCATGGAGTGGAGATCCTCGATTGAGAGCTTGGTGAACCTGGAAAGCAAGTACAGGATCAGATCATACATTGTGAAGCTTCGCGGAGGCTGATCAGCCGTATCTTCCAGAAGACTCATTGTCGACAGAGTCAGAAGCTTCCTCACCATCCCAACCACAATGTCCTGTGTGTCTATCTCCAGGGGAGCTCCGATGGTCCCGCTCGGCGTGTAGTGGCCAAGATAAGGGTCGAATGCTGAGCGATGGAAGTGAGGAGTCGGTAGAAAGGGAGACATCTCAGAGCCCTCTTGGATCTCATAGACGAAGCATCTCTGAACATCCCTCAACACCACCTCGTCTGCCGTGATGACTCGCACCTGGTGCTGCGTGGGAGGATAGGTGATACCCTCAATCGGCTTCTCCCACCCGAACTCTCTGAGATCTTCAGCCAGCTTTGTGGGGCAGTCGTACTCATCGGCGTTCACTCCAACACGCTTCCCAGCTTGCGGCGAGAGAAGCCCAGCTCTCTCCTTGTCCCTCTGCTTGGACTCTCTCGTGAGCCGAGCGCAGAGCATGCGAATCTCCCTTTGCTTCTCAGTCATGGACCAGATGTGCTGGATCATTGTCTTGGCACTGACAAACTTCTGGAGGAACCTCTCCTGGACTGCGAAATCCGTGCACTCAGCAATAGCATTCACAAGTTTGGCATCGTAAATGTCAGCCGACGTTACCGCGTTGATGAAATCCTCTTTGAACTTGTCAACCTCTTTAGAGAAGAGGTGCTTTATCACAGGGTTCACAGCCCTGATCCTCAGCTTCTCCTTCAGAACCCTTTCGAGAGTCCCTGTCGGATTGGTGTAACCTTCCCTCGGAACAGCGTACGGGTCAGCGACAAGGAGAGCCCAGGGCAGTCTCTTGGCGACCTTGTAGTCCAGCACTCTCCTGAATCTCTGGTAGAGCGCCGCATGGTTTTCCCTACAGAAGAGAGCAAGACCACAGAAAGCAGAGACTAGGTCCGACTCAGCCCTAACGAACATATTGTGGAGGTAGATCACCGGGAATCCTCCCAAGGCCGAAGGCGTCATCATGAGAGCGAGAAGATCAGAGTCGGGCATCCGCCTGTAGAAGGGAATCCTCAAGATGTGGATGGCCGACCAGAAGAGTGCAACCAGATAAGGTGCCAAAACATTCACTCCATAGCCAGCAGCGCTGTGGGCATTACTGTAGGCAGAACCGACAAGGTCGTCTGTCGTGGCCATGAACTTGTTGTTTGCCCCATAGGTTTTCTGGATCTGCCTGAAAGAGCTCGGAAGAGATACATCTTCAATAAAGATCTTCTTCGAAAAGACTAGGACATTCTCCGAGTAGTAGGAGTCAAGAATCTTAATCCTGTGGCCGAACTCCTCTAGACCAGATGTAAGGTTGTCTCTGATGTTAGAGAGGAGTGTCTCCTCTGAGCCAGGTAGCGCACGGGACTTGGATATCTCAAATCTGACCCTCACATCGTCCCCTTTGATGAGGATGTCATACTCGTAAGGACAGTCCCGTAGAGCGTACCGGATCTGATGCACGTAGACTAGCATCCAGCTTCCCTGCTGGAGGCCCTCAATCCCTCCGTTCTGTCCGTGGTAGTAGATGACTCTCCCCTTCTCCTGTGCATAGAATGTAGTATACTCAAAAGCCTCGTGAAGTCTAGAGACCATCGAGTTCCCGAGCATGCGGTCAATCGTCTCTCTGAGGGGGGCAGCGACGGTCTCTTTGGTGAAGGCATTATTCCAACCCTCAGCATCCATGCAGATGGTGAAGGACCGCATTCCAGCGCCCAGATTCTTCTTCTTGGAGAAGACCGAAAGCTTCCTTGCAAGCTCAAGCTCGGTGACTATCATGGCCTGGCTGGAACAGTATCTTCTCAGGAACTTCTGCATGAAGCGAAGAACGATCTGGTTCACAGCTCGGTACTTGTAAGTCATGCAGCCGAAGAGGCGAGCAAGGAGCTTCAGCTCTTTCTCCTTGGCCACTAGCCTGATGGCAAATTGCTCCATAAAGTCTTCTATCTCAGCGCCATACTTCTCAAACTCATGGGCAAAAGTCACATGGTCAATCTCTTCTTCGCTCCCCATAACGTACATGAGGAGAATCTTCTGGAACCTCATATCCTTTCGATCCGGCTGGGAATTGTTCTCAATGTAATCTTTCCAGACGCGAGACTGAGTGATGCTCGAGGCAGTGTCCTTCAGATATGGGAGAATATTGTCCAGGTAGTCTAGACTCTCGAACTCTCCGATAGTGATAAGAGCGAAGTCCTCCATACTATATGTCCCGTAGCAATCGAGCGCTGGATCGTCGATGTCTTTTCCCAGTGTCAAGGCGGACTTCAGCCTAATGTTACAGGCTTGGCCGATGGTGATCTTGGGAGGGTACTCTCCGTTATCCGTAAAGTACTCCTTTAGGAACTCTTTCTTGACCGACTGAGTCGTATACGCCACCGCGGCAACTTGGACTCTTCTAGGTCTGGTGGTCCTCTCATGGAGCTTCTCCATCCCCTTCTCGATAGACGTTAGGGGATGCCCAGACATCTTGGATAGGCAGCACAGCTCTGCCACCAATGGAGACGACGCTCGTGTGAGACATCGAACGATGGGGGACTCTGGCGTGAGACCAGGATCCCCTACAGCTCGGCAAGAGAGGTTGAGATCCGCGAGGGTGGACTCAAGGAACTCAGAGTTCGGTCCATTAGACCAGTCGTCGTGCCTTGAGATGAGGACGGCTGTCCCGAGGGCCTCCAGGGCCCCTGCCACAGAGAAAAAGCTGAGGGGGTAGATAGAATGCCTGGAATGCAGCTCCTTCAGCAAGGCAATGGTGTCATGGTAGGCCGAGTCCTCAATATAGGTCCCCCGGGCTGTCCAGGCGTAGAGCAGAACGGAGAGATGGTCAGCCACCTTGTTTTGGAGCTCTACGATAGCCATGATCGGGAGAAGGTACTGAACAGAGTCGACCTCAATAACACAGATGTCTCCAGACCAGAAGAACTTGACCCCGTACAGATCGATCGAGGCCTTATTTGTCTCCCAATCCAGGATGGCCTCAATCCTGTTAGCCACAGCCTCCGGCTGGTTCATGCCAGCGGGAATCTGGCCGCTCGGAATCTTGTCCACCACTTCGGAGAGAAGGTAATAGGCCTCTATAAGGCTGGGAATCTCTTTCCCAACCGTCCTCAGCCGGCCTAGGTAGTCGGCCTTCTCACTGGAAACCTGCTCCTGGCAGCCCTCCGACATGACGCTCAGGTTGTACTCCATCTGCACCTTTGCATTCTGGTACACCAAATCGAGAGCCCTCTTTATGCTCTTATCGAGATCCTGCCTGTGAACTGGTCTTTCGGATGCATTCATGATCTTCATCATGATGATGGGAAGAAACTCAGTTGACGTCTTCATCATTGAGAGGGACTGAAGGCCTTTGGTAGACCGGAGAAGCTCGTATCGAGAGTCATAGGTGAACTCGTCTTTCTCAGCGATGGCAAGACGGCGAGCTGCGTTGTATCGGACGAAGTTCTCCACGATGTCAGTCCTAAGGGCCACATCTAGCTTCTGGGGGTTGCAGAAAACGTCCTGGGGATCGGGAATTGGCTTTTTCGCCTTCTGTGTCGGCCCCCATCTGGGCGCACCCAGGAAGGAGGTCATGAAGTCGAAATCCATAATCAAGGGAGGGGGTAAGAAAGGTAGAGAATTGTGTAGTTTCTCTGCCTCATTTAACGTCTAGAGGGCGCTTGTTGGGGTAGTCTATGAGTAGTAGTTTGTTT